ATCTGAGAAGCTAGTTAGTCTGATTCCTGAGTTAGCGACACCACAGGGTGATGCGGTTCGGAAACAAATCCGTGACTATGCGAAATCTGTAGGTTGGACTGACCAAGAACTTAGTTCCGTGTATGACAGTCGTGCTGTGCAGACCTTGTATAAGGCAATGAAGTATGAGCAACTTCAAAAGAGCAAACCAGAGTTGAATAAAAAACTCCAGTCTGCCCCTAAGATGATGCGCTCTGGTACTTCAGTTCCCCAAGCTAAGTCTTCACAAGACAAACAGGCAATGCAAAGGTTGCGTGAGACAGGAAAAGTCTCAGACGCTGCTAGAGCATTTGAACGATTTTTATAAATTTTGGAGTATTAAATTATGGCTACCTATCAAACATATACCGCAATCGGTATGCGTGAAGACCTTTCGGATGTTATCTACTCGATTTCACCAACAGATGTCCCATTTATGTCGTCTATCGGCAAGACTAAAGCTACGGCTGTTTTGCATGAGTGGCAAGTCGATTCGCTTGCCGCCCCAGTTTTAGACAACTACGCAGTCGAGGGTGCAACGGCATCTGACGCTACTATGTCGCCTACTACTCGTGTCGGCAATCGTTGCCAAATTGCACAGAAAACTATTAAGATTTCTGGCACTTTGCAAGCTGTTGACAAGGCAGGCCGCAAATCAGAAAAAGCCTACCAATTGGCCAAAGCCAGTTCGGAAATTAAGCGGGACATGGAGACTTCTCTGTTGAGCAACCAAGTTGCTGCTAACGGCAATTCTTCTACTGCTCGTAAATTGGGTGGTCTGCAAGCATGGTTGAATTCTAACTATGATGGCGGTACTTCTGGTGTTGCTGGTGACTTGGGTACTACTGCTCGTACAGATGGTACAAACCGCACTTTCACAGAGGCAATTTTGCAAACTGTTGTTAAAGAAGTTTACGCTTCTGGTGGCAATCCTAAAGTATTGATGGTGAACCCTGCTCACAAGCAGTTGGTTTCTGCCTTTACTGGTATTGCTGCACAGCGTTTCATGGCCCCAAGCAATACGCCTACAACCATCATTTCGGCTGCGGACGTTTACCTGTCAGATTTCGGTGCAATCTCAATTGTTCCCAACAGGTTCATGACTTCCACTAACTCATGTGGCGAAACAGCGTTTATCCTTGACCCTGACATGGCTGCTATTGCTTATCTGCGTCCTTTCCAGACCAACGAGTTGGCTGTTACTGGCGACAACGAAAGCACACAGTTGTTGGCTGAGTACACCTTGGAAGTGAAAAACCAAGCTGCTCACGGCATTTTGGCTGACTTGACACCTTAATCTTAGGTAACTCTAAAATGCCTCAGACTTAAACCTCTGGGGCATTTTCTTTTCTACTCAAACTGATAGAATTAGGCTATGCAAAACCCTAACAACTTTAGAGAAACTGCTGTTCATGCTGATGGTGAGGGCGGTATTATTATTCAGACTCGTCAAGATGTGTCTGACATTGTTGAGCAGAATAAAAAAGAATATAACTCGTATGACGAGAGAGCAAGATGGTCTGACCAATTGTTTGGTAACAAGGTTGCATCTATTCCTATGACAGTCATTGATGACTTGAACAAAGCTGGAATCATGCGTGGCTTTGCTGTTCTTGATGACAAGCGGTTTGCTGCTTTTTTGAATGACCCAATGAATCGTGCTTGGCGCACTAGAACAGGAGTTGTATGAGTTTTACTACCTATGCTGAACTACAGTCAACTATCGCAGGATACTTAGCCCGTTCAGACCTAACAACTCAGATTCCAGACTTTATCCGTTTGGCAGAGGTACGCTTGCGTAGAGACTTGCGTATTCGCCAGATGTTAACTTCAACAACATTAACCTGCACATCAGGTACAGCAACAGTTAATATTCCTTCTGATTTTTTAGAAGTAAAAGATTTTGTGGTTACTGGTAATCCAGTAATGCCATTGAACTACGAGTCACCATCTTTGTTTTCTCGTAACTCACGAAGCATGGACGCAGGTAAGCCATTGAACTACACAGTTTTGGCTACAACTTTAAAGTTAGCTCCTATACCAGATTCTAATTACACGCTGAGTCTAGTTTATTCTGCTGCGCCAGCTTATCTCAGTGACACAAACACAAGCAATACGTTTATGGTTACTTGTCCTGACTTGCTTTTGTATGCGTCTTTGCTGGAGGCAGAGCCTTACTTGATGAATGATGCTCGAATTAACACATGGGGAACTATGTTTGATAGGGCTATGAGTTCTTTGACTCGTTCTGATGAGAAGGGTCAATACTCTGGCGTTCCTTTGGCAATGCAAACAACATACATTTGATATGCCTACACAAAGAATTCAATTGGGTGAGTGGATGCCTGACCAATCAGGTATTACTGGTGCGCTGACAGACGCTAAGAATGTAGTTTCTCAAGCTGTTGGTTATGGCCCATTTCCTACTGCTGTAGCATCTTCTGGTTCTGCTGCTGAAGACTTAGTTTCTTTGTACGCTGCCAAGAATCCAGATTCTACGACTCAGTTGTTTACTTCTGGCTCATCTAAGATTTATACAGTAAGTGGCGTAGGCGCATTGACTCAAGTTAAGACAGGGATGACTACTGGAATTAACGATAAAGTTCGTTTTACCCAGTTTGGTAAGACTGTTATTACAACAAACAATGCTGATGTACTACAAGCATGGACTCTTGGAACTTCTACATCTTTTGCTAATTTGTCGGCTAGTGCGCCAGTTGCTAAGTACATTACTGTTGTGCGTGATTTTGTTGTTTGTGCTAACACTTATGAATCTGCTGAACAAAAGCAGTATCGTGTTCGTTGGTCTGCAATCAATGATGAAACAGATTGGGTAGAGAACGTAAACACTCAGTCTGACTATCAAGATATTCCTGATGGTGGGCAGATTGTTGGAATCCGTGGTGGTGAGTTTGGTCTAGTGTTCTTAGAAAGAGCCATTAGTCGAATGACCTATGTTGGTACACCTTTTATATTCCAGTTTGACAATATCTCTCGCAACAAGGGATGTATGGTTTCTGGCTCTATTGCACAGTACCAAGGTATCACGTTTTTCCTGTCAGATGATGGTTTCTATTTGTGTGATGGACAATCTGTCCAGCCAATTGGAAGCGAGAAGGTTGACCGATTCTTTATTGATGACGCATCTGAATCTGACTATGGTTCTATGTCTGCTGCTGTTGACCCAATTCGTAAGTTAGTAATTTGGAATTATGGTGCTACAGACGGAAATCGTAGGTTAATAATTTACAACTTTGCTACAAAGAAATGGACTTATGCAGAGGCAGGAACTGATTACTTGTCTGAAGCATCTACTACTGCTGTAACACTAGAACAGTTGGATAGTATTAGTGCATCTATTGATGATTTGCCAACAAGTTTAGATTCAAGACTTTATATTGGTGGTAAATATTTCCTTGGTGGTACGTTAGGCCCAAAGGTTTATACATACACAGGAACAAACGCAATTGGTCAGATTTCTACTGGAGATATTGACTTAGGTAGTCAATCGGTAGTTACTTTGGCTAGACCGCAGGTAGATAGGGGTTCTGCAACTATTTCTGTAGCGTCAAGAAAGTTGTTAAGTGATGATGTGACATTTGGAACTGCTGTTGCTGCCGACTCAGAGAATAGAGTTTCTTTGCGTAGTTCTGGTAGATACCATCGAATTAAGTTAACACCTACTGGTAACTGGACTAATGCTGTAGCTATTGATGTGGACGTAACTGGTCAAGGTGTACGCTGATGTTCAGAAGCCTACCTGCGTTTGGTGGTGACCAAAGGGCTGTAGCTGAAGTAGTCCGTGGCATCATGGACGGAAAGACCAATAACACAGGGACTTTGACTCTGGCAACTGGTGGGGCTTTAACTACCACTTTGACAGACAGAAGGATTGGCCCAGATAGCGTGATTGTCTTTGTCCCTGCCTCTGCTGCTGCTTTTGCTGATTATTCTCCTTATGGGGCTTTTCAAGACGGAACAGACCAGACTGTAGCTAATACAACGACTGCCTATCCTATTACCTTTGATACAACCGACTTCTCTAATGGGGTTACCTTATCAAATAGTTCTAGGTTAAATG